GTTTCTATGAGCTTTTTTGGTGATTTAGCTCAATGGTTAGTTCCTTCTGGTCTCTCTGCTGGCCTTAATTGGTTTGGTCAGAAGGAAACTAATCTAGCTAATCGTGATATTGCTCGTGATACTAATATTGCTAATGCTAAACAAGCAAAAGATTTGATGGATTTTGCTGAACGTATGTCAGGTTCTGCTTATCAACGTCAAATGAAAGACATGGAGGCTGCTGGTATTAACCCCATGCTTTCTGCATCTATGGGAGGTTCTTCTACTCCTCCCGGTGCATCTGTTCCTGCACAAGTTGGTGCTCCTATGCAAAATGAAATGGGTGGCATTTCTAATGCTGTTGCTACCGCATTTCAAGCTAAACGTCTTGGTCTTGAGCTTCAGAATCTTCGAGCAGATTTGAAGAAGAAGAATGCTGATACTCGTTTAGCTGATGGTATGACTGAGAACGCTTTTGTTGACCAACAAGTTAAGTATGCTAATGCTAAGATTGCTAATCAAACAGCTCGTAACTTAAAGCTTCAAGAAGCGGGACTTCAGGTTGAATCTGATATTGATAAGTCTACTGTTGGTAAGGTTTCTCGTACTGTTAACCGCTTTAATCCTATGGCTAATTCTGCCACGTCTGTTAAGCGACTTTTTAAACATTAATGGAGTTTTTATGAAATCTGCTACTAAGATGGTTTTTAAGGTTCCCTTCGGTGGCCCTTATGTTTGTGATACTTACCCTATTGGTGAATCTCTCACTCATCAATCTATGAAAGATGAATGTGATATCAATAAGATTATGTCTCGTTGGCAAAAGACTGGTGTTCTTGAACACGTTTCTAAGTATGAAGGCCGTTATGGTGACTTTCTTTCTGTTACTGATTATCAGTCTTCTTTGAATGCTATTATGGAAGCTCAAGAAGCTTTTGCTTCTCTCCCTTCTACAATTCGTGATCATTTTTCTAATGATCCTTCTAATTTTCTTTCTGCTTTCGATGATCCTGAACGTCGTGAAGAATTGATTTCTTTGGGTCTAATTGAAGTCCCAATACATTCTGACCAAGGTACTGAGATCGTTTCAAATACCCCTGTTTCTGAAGGGTGAACGGAGCTCCAGTCACCTACGCATATTACGCCACTTGATCGTAATATGCGTAGGTGACAGACGGTAGCCCAATACGAAGACGTTATGTATCTTTTTTCTACTACAGGAGTTAATATGAAAAAGCGCTATAAGTTATCTAAGAAGTCTTCTCGTAAGTTGTTTTCAAAAACTGCTAGCCGTACTCATCGGAGAAATGTTCATTCCAATCCGATGCGTGGTGGTATAAGATTATGACGTGTTTTTTTGAGATAGGGCCCGTTTGTACACAGGCCCTTGGTATGTGTGTTTTTTTGTCAAGGTTGGATTTTTATGACTTGTTATTCTCCCACATTGGGCTATGTCGGTAAAGCCCTTACTGCCAATGGTAAACGGCAGACTGTTTTTAATCCCCGTGATGCTTTGGGCACTGAGCCTCAATTCCACCGAAAAGGTCGTTGCAATTACTGTATTGGTTGTCGCATAGATTATACTCGTGGTTGGAGTGTTCGTTGTATGCATGAGGCTTCACTTTGGCTTCCTCAGAATGGTTTTCAAGGTAATTCTTTTATTACCCTTACTTACAATAAAGAATCTTTACCTAAGAATGGTTCTCTTGATTATGATCATTGGACTCGCTTTATGAAACGTCTTCGTGAACGTTTTGCTCGTGGTGTCACTTTTGATGATGGGTTTCAAACCCATCATATTGTTAATAAACATATTCGTTTTTATATGGGGCCAGAATATGGTGATGTTCATAAGCGTCCTCATTATCATGCTCTTTTGTTTAATTGTAGTTTTCCCGACCAGTATAAAATCCAGCAACGTGGTGATTATGCTTTATATAGGTCTCCTTTTCTTGATTCAATCTGGTCTGACCCTGTTACTGGTTCTCCTTATGGATATGCCACTGTTGGCTCTGTTACCACTCTTTCTGCTGCTTATGTTGCTCGTTACATGTTAAAAAAGGTTAAGGGTGAGGATCACCATAACCGTTATTTTACTCAAATGGATTTAAATACTGGCGAGATTATTCCTATTCTTCCTGAGAAAGCTCGTATGTCTAATCGTAATGGTATTGGTAAAGATTGGTTTGATAAATGGCATAAGACTGATTGTTATAATGGAGATTTTGTTGTCCTTAATGGTAAGAAATATCCTCCTCCAAAATATTACGATAATTTACTAGCAAAATTAGATCCTGGTGCTTATGATGAAATTAAGGCGTTACGTGTTCGTGATGCCAAGGAAAATTCTGATAATAGTACTTTCGAACGTTTAGAAGTTCGTGAGTTTATACAACATGACAAAATCTCTAAAATGAATAGAGGTAAGTCTTTCTAAGGATTTTAATGATTACTAAGATTTTTACTTTTTATGATTCTAAGGTTGAAGCCTATTCTCCCCCTGCTTTTATGGTTCATCGTGGCGCTGCTATTCGTTCTTTTATTGAACTAGCCAATGATGGTGCTTCTTCTGTTTCTAAATATCCTGCTGATTTTACTTTGTTTGAAATTGGTGAGTTTGATGATTCCACAGGTGTAATTACCGCTTATGAAGCTAAGGTTTCTCTTGGTAATGGTCTTGATTTTCGTCAGAAAGATGAAAAATTGGCTCACGATGTAGTCGGTAACGCTTTAACGGCTTAAACCTTCTTTGAAGGTGTTACACACATACTTATCCCCGGATTTTGTGGATAAGGGCTCGATTTATTTTATCGATGGTTCCATCGATAAAATAAATGAGCAGGCAAGAGCAGCGCGGCAGTTTAATTTATTTACGGAGAAATAAATGCGAATCGGTTCAGCTATGACACATACTTTTTCTACTTCACCCAGTGCTACTATTCCTCGTTCTTCCTTTAACCGTACTCATGGTCATAAGACTACTTTTGATGCTGGTTATTTGGTTCCGATTTATGTTGATGAAGCTCTTCCTGGTGATACTTTTAATCTTAAACTTACTGCTTTTAGTAGATTAGCTACACCTTTGTTTCCTTTTATGGACAATTTGTTCATGGATTCATTCTTTTTTGCAGTGCCTTACCGCCTTGTGTGGGATAATTGGCAGAAATTTAATGGTGAACAAAGAAATCCTGGTGATTCTACAGACTTTCTTGTTCCTCAAATGGTTTCCCCTGTTGGTGGTTATCTTGCTCAATCTTTGCAAGATTATATGGGACTCCCTACTCTTGTAGCTGGATTTACACACAGTTCGCTCTTTTTTCGCGCATATAACCTTATATGGAATGAATGGTTCCGAGACGAAAATTTACAGAATTCTCTTACTGTTGATGTTGATGATGGTCCTGATTCCCCTTCTGACTATGTTTTACAGCGTCGTGGTAAGCGTTATGATTATTTTACTTCCGCTTTACCTTGGGCTCAGAAAGGTCCTTCTGTTCCACTTCCTTTAGGTACTACTGCTCCTGTTTTTGGTAATCAGAATGATGTTTGGGTTAATAATGGTCTTGGTGATCGCTATCTTCAGATGACTAATGCCTCTGGTACTCTTAATCTAAGCTCTAATGCCAGTAATACTGGCGCTATTAACTGGGGTACTATTGCCGATCCTTTTTTGACTGGTTTGTCTGTTGATTTATCTGAGGCTACGGCTGCTACTATCAATCAATTACGTCAAGCGTTTCAGATTCAGAAACTTTATGAACGTGATGCCCGTGGTGGTACTCGTTATATTGAGATTTTAAAGTCTCATTTTGGTGTTACTTCCCCTGATGCTCGTTTACAACGTCCCGAATATCTCGGAGGCGGCTCCTCGCCTATAATGGTAAATCCCGTGGCCCAGACGAGTTCTACTGATGGTACTTCTCCTCAAGCTAACCTTGCAGCTTATGGTACTTCTACTCTTATTAACCATGGTTTTCACAAATCCTTTGTTGAGCATTGTATTATTATTGGCATGGTTTCCGTTCGTGCGGATTTGAACTATCAGCAAGGTTTAAATCGTATGTGGTCTCGTCGTACTCGCTGGGATTTTTATTGGCCTGCTTTATCCCATATTGGTGAACAAACTATTCTTAACAAGGAGATTTATCTTGACGGAACTTCGACTGATGATCAGGTATTCGGTTATCAAGAGCGCTACGCTGAATATCGTTACAAACCTAGCCAAATCTCCGGGCAGTTTCGCTCTAATTACGCTCAAACTCTTGACTCATGGCACCTTGCGCAAAATTTTGCGTCATTACCTGTCCTTAATGCTTCCTTTATAGTTGAAAATCCTCCTGTCGACCGAATTAAGGCCCTTGGAGACGATTATCCTGATTTTCTCTTTGATGGACACATTACCTTGTTTTCCGCTCGTCCTATGCCTGTTAATGGCGTTCCTGGCTTAATTGATCATTT